AAACGGCTTCTACTCATTTAGAGCTTTCTGGAACGAACATCCAGACCGCGATGATGTATGGATGAAAGAAGAAATTGGCCGTATTGGCGAAGAAAAGTTTCGTCGAGAATATGGATGTGAATTTTTAATCTACGACGAAACATTGATTAGTTCTTTGGTGTTAGCCGAAATGATTGGAAAGTCTCCCGTCATCAACATGGGTCAAACTAGATGGTATAAAAAGCCAAGTGCAAAATACAACTATGCAGTTGCGTTAGATCCTGCTATGGGCACCGGTGGTAACTATGCTGCTGTACAAGTAATAGAATTGCCAACATACGAACAGGTAGGAGAATGGCAACACAACACCACAGCAGTACCTGGACAAATTAGAGTTTTAAAAGATATTTGTCAATACATAGCTGACGAATGCAAAACTGGTGGAAGCAATATATACTGGTCAGTTGAAAACAACGGTCTTGGCGAAGCAGCATTATTGGTAATAAATGATTTTGGAGAAGAAAATATTCCAGGACTGTTTGTGTCAGAACCAATAAGAAAAGGACATGTTAGAAAATTTAGAAAAGGATTTAACACCACGCATAGTTCTAAAATAACTACCTGCGCTAGATTAAAAAGCATGGTTGAAAATCGACAACTGACTGTTAATAGCAAATCATTGTTAAGTGAATTAAAAGCATTCGTGGCTACAAACAGTTCATTCTCTGCAAAGCAAGGATATACAGATGACCTTGTTAGTGCAATGCTTTTATCTCTTAGAATGATAGATATCATCAAAGATTGGGACCCTGCTATCTACAACAGCTATTCTCAAATTGATTCTGAACAGGACTACGAAATGCCTATGCCTATCTTTATATCCAGTAATTATTGATAAATAATGTATCATGAAAAATCTCGATTCAATAGCAAAAGATTTATTTAACAAAATAAGAGGAAGATTTCCTAATATCATCTTAGGTGATGACGAAGGCAATGTTACAAATATTCCTAGCAATGCAAGATACTTTGATTTTGCTTTTTTAAATGAAAAAGAAAAGAAAGTCAGTGTCAGTCTTGATCAAGACAACGGAATAGTTGTTATTGTTGGAAAAAACATTGTGGGTGATCAACCTGAGCACATACAAGATAAATGGTACAATTTTTTAAAAGAACTTAGAGTCTTTTCAAAAAAGCGTTTACTGAATTTTGATGTAAGAGATATCAACAAATCAATTTTAAATAAAAGAGATTATAAATTTTTAGCAGCAACACGCCCTGGAGACGAAACGATGGCTGAATCAAAAATGTACGGTACTAATAAAACAAGTTATCAGCGAATTGGTAATGCTAGATTAGCAATCAAGCACACACACCCAATAAATTTAGAATCAACTGGCAGCCGATCACAAAAAATCAAAGCAATTTACGTTGAATCTCCAGAAGGCGAACGATTCAAGTATCCGTACAATCATGTTGCTGGTGCACGGGCTATGGCTAGACATGTTAGCGAAGGCGGCAATGCATATGACGATTTTGGAAAATATATTTCTGGATTATCAAACGAAGCTTCAAAATTACAAAAATTTAAAAAGTATATGAACCGCAGCAGTGTAATGGCAGAAACACTTTCGGGATATATGGATACTGTAAATACACGAATACAAGAAGTTAAAAAAGAAATAATTCATTTACAAAAAGAAGGCTTTTATAAACAAGCAATAGAAAACTTTACAGTACCGGTTGTTGAAGACGTACCCGAAGGCGTTTCAGAAAACTGGATAGATCAATTAACCATCAAGCAATTCAACGAAGAATTAAAAGATGTATTTCCGTACATTTATAAATTAATCGGAGAAGCAACAAAAGTTAAAGATCTTGGCCCTGAAGATTTAGATGAAGCAGAGTTAGATACAGATGAAACCAACGAAGCTGGTGGAATTGGCGGCGGCATGAGTGGTACAAAATTTTCAAAAGCTGCCGACTACGCACCAGCAGTGGGTGCAGGTGTACGTGGTGCAGTGGATAATTTTACAATGGGCGGCGGCAAATATGCTAGAGCAGCAGCAGACTACGGTATAAAAAATTTAGGAGCGTTAGCAGGCAAGAACGATCCTACAACTTGGGATAAAGAAATTGGTCAAGAACGTGAAAAGGATATTGCAGCACAAACAAATTATCCTTTAGCATGGGACATAGGTGATAAAGCAGCTACAGTTGCTCAAATGGCAAGCGGCGTTGGTGCTGGTAAAGTGTTGGCAACAAAAGCAGCAAGAGCAGCAGCAGCATCGGCAGCATCATCTGTAGCAGCAAAAGCAGCCGCTAAAAAAGCAGCCGCAGATTCAAAATATAAAGCTATGGGCATGAGCGATGCTGAATTGGCCAATGCTATGAAAATTTCCAAGAGTCCAGAATTAGCACGTGAATTACAAAGAAGAATAGCACTTCAAAAATTACCAAATCTTCCTGTACCCAAGCCTTTAAATTTAACTCCACAAATGAGAGTTCCACCTACATCTACACTTAAATTAACTCCAGGAATGAGAACTACACCTACTAGCGAAGATCTGGAAATTGAAGCAGCATTTGAATCAATGATAGGACAGTTTGCAGATCATGTGTACAAAGCAACCACTGACACAATAGACGAAAGTGGACTACAGTACTATACAGGCGTAAAAAAGCACGGTAAAGAATATATGAAAAAGGCTGCACAAGCAGGTCGTGAGGGTGCAAGTCAAGAAGAACTAGGACGCCTAAAAGACAAGTACAGCAAGGCAGAAAAGAACACTAAAGAAGATATAGACATCGATGATGATCTTGATGAGGCTGAAAAGAAAGGCCTATACTATTATGTAAACAAACGAAAAAAGGCAGGAACCAGCAGACCAAAGAATCATCCAAAAGCACCTAGTACTCAAGATTGGAAAAATGCAGCAAAAACAGCCAAAGAAGATCTGGAAATTGAAGCAGCATTTGAATCAATGATGGGTCAGTTTTCTGACCACGTGTGCGAAGACTGTGGCAATCCAAGTTGGCGTACACTCAGCGAAGAAAAGCAAAAGGGCGTGGACGGCAAGGTATGTTGGAAGGGCTACAAGCGTATGGGCACCAAGATGAAAGGTGGCAAGCGTGTAGACAACTGCGTGAAAGTCAGTGAAGCAACTCCTAATAGTGGCTCGTATTCGGGAATGAATGACAACGAGCTGGTCGCTGCATACGCAATGCATAAAAATCAGGCCAGAGTCAGTAAATTGTCAAATAAAAAAGGATTAGAGTATACACACCAACTGGCTATGAGTGAAATTGAGGCTGAACAAAAACGTCGCGGAATGAAATCTGAAAGCATCGTTGACGAAGGCATCAAAGGCAAGCTGGCAATGCTTGCTCTTTTAGGGTTAACTGGAATGGGTACTATGAAAGCAATTGACCCTAGCAATTCACCTTTAGGACAAGCATTACAAAGTGCAGCAGAACAAGGTGATGAAGACGCAGCTATGCATTTAAAGAATTTAGGCGCTTACATAGACGGCAACGACTCTCAAACACTAAGAATGTTAAACTTTCAATATGTAGATGAACCAGCGTCTATGAAAGATGATGCAACAGTTCCAAATGATTCAACGTCGTCGCCGCTATCAAAGACTCGAAAAACACCAATTGGCGAATTTATTTTATCATACTTTGACAGAGAAACAGGCCGATTCCCCAAAGGCGAAACAGCGGTTTTAACTGCGGTGCAAAAAGATTACGGCGATCAATATGTAAAACCTGCCGTAGAATTTATTAAAAAAGTCGAGGCAATGACAGCTAAGAAACAAGTAGAAAAAATACAAAATTCACCGCACCCAGAGACAGAGATGATTAAACACTTAGCAGGTGTTTAAATTTAAGCGTAGTGGAAACACTACGCTTTTTTATCAATAAAAATTAAATATTTTGATTGACAGATAAATAATATTGTGTAGTATTATAAATGTGCTACACGCTACAAGGCACAAAATTTACTAAGGCATAGGCATTATTACAGGAGGCATTAACTATGGCATCGTTATCAGAAATTAGAGCAAAACTTAAAGAACAAGAAACCCGTTCATCGGGCGCTGCAACAGGCGGCGGCGACAATGCAATATATCCATTTTGGAATATGCAAGAAGGTCAAACTACAACATTTCGTTTCCTTCCAGATGGCAATCAAGACAGTACATTCTTTTGGGCAGAACGCTTGATGATCAAGCTTCCGTTTGCAGGAATAAAAGGCGAGACTGATTCTCGACCTGTACAAGTTCAGGTTCCTTGCATGGAAATGTATGGCGAATCGTGCCCAATATTGAACGAAGTTCGTGGGTGGTTCAAGGATCCTACATTGGAAGATATGGGTCGTAAGTATTGGAAAAAGCGTAGTTATCTTTTCCAAGGTTTTGTTACTGATAATCCACTAAAAGAAGACAATCATCCGGAAAATCCAATTCGTAGATTTATTATTGGTCCACAAATTTTCCAACTTATCAAAGCAGCATTAATGGATCCTGATATGGAAGAACTTCCAACGGACTATACTGCTGGTGTTGATTTTAGACTCAACAAGGGTAGCAAAGGCGGCTTTGCTGACTATGGAGCATCGAACTGGGCTCGCAGAAGCCGACCACTGTCGGATGCTGAAATGCAGGCAATCAATACACATGGGTTGTTTAATCTTTCTGATTTCTTGCCAAAGAAACCAACAGAGGTTGAACTTAAAGTTCTTTCAGAAATGTTTGAAGCAAGTGTTGACGGCGAAGCTTACGATACTGATCGTTGGGGTCAATATTTTAGACCAGCAGGAGTATCGGCAAAAACCGGCGATCCTGTAGCAAACACTGGTAAAAAAGCAATAGTTGTAGACGACGTTGACGATGTTGATGTCGAAGTACAGGTTAAGCCTAGTGTACCGGTAAAACCAAAGGCAACTGAGTCTGAAAATTCACTGGCTGGAAATGCTAGCGCACAAGACATTCTTGCAAAAATACGTGCTCGTCAAAATCAATAAACAGTAGGGGAGTTTTCCCCTACTACTTTTTCACAGGAGATAATTATGAATAAAATTACAAAAGTCAGCGACAAACTTTTTAAAGTCGGTGAATCGTTCACAGTACACATGTACGACAACGGTTTTATGATCGAAGCCAATGGAAGAAATTCTGAAGACAATTGGGAAACTGCAAAAGTTCTTTGTTCAACAGAAGATGAACTAATTGCACTTGTTCACGATGCTATAAACATTAAAAGAGATAGTCAGTGACATCAAAAACATTTGATCCAAGTAAATTTAGAAACAGTTTAACTAAATCTATTAAAGGCATGAGTGCCGGATTTCACGATCCAACTGATTGGATCTCAACCGGCAATTATGCGCTCAACTACTTGTTAAGTGGAGACTTTCGCAAAGGCATTCCACTAGGTAAAGTGTCAGTGTTTGCTGGAGAATCGGGTGCAGGCAAGTCATATATTGTTAGCGGTAACGTTGTAAAATCTGCACAAGAACAAGATATTTTTGTTGTGCTGATTGACACTGAAAATGCACTTGACGAAACATGGCTGCAAGCACTAAAAGTAGATACGTCTTTAGCAAAACTACTAAAGCTAAACATGGCAATGATCGACGATGTGGCAAAAACCATTTCGACTTTTATGGATGATTATAAAGCAATGAACGAAGCAGATCGTCCTAAAGTGCTGTTTGTAGTTGATAGTTTGGGTATGCTTATGAGCCCAACTGAAGTAAGTCAGTTTGAAGCTGGTGACATGAAAGGTGACTTTGGACGCAAAGCCAAAGCACTTAAAGCATTGGTCACTAACTGTGTTAACATGTTTGGCAGCTACAATGTAGGCATGGTTGTAACAAATCACACTTACGCAAGCCAAGACATGTTTGATCCAGATGACAAGATTTCAGGTGGTTCAGGCTTTGTGTATGCGTCAAGCATGGTAGTAGCAATGAAAAAACTCAAACTCAAAGAGGACGAAGACGGTAACAAAACTTCAACTGTGAATGGCATTCGTGCCAAATGCAAAGTTATGAAAACACGCTATGCAAAACCATTCGAAGATGTTGAAATTAAAATTCCTTACACTACTGGTATGGATCCGTACAGCGGATTGTTTGATCTGTTTGAAAAGAAAGGCCTACTAGAAAAGGTAGGTAATCGATACAAATATGTCGATAGTCAAGGTGTTGAGACACTGGAGTATAGAAAAAACTGGACAGGGCAATTGTTGGAAATTATAATGTCGGACTTGCCCAATAAAGAAGCACTGTCACTAAATACCAACGAAGTTGTGGAAGACACAACTGAGTATAACGAGGAGCAATAAAATGAACGAAGCTCAGATTGCAGATATTTGGATGTTATTTAAAGAATACGCCGATAAAAAAACTGTAGTTATTATTGCCGAAAAGTTTGTTGACATACTAGCAGATTATGGAGTTTCAGATGAAACTTTTCATAGTTTGATCGGAGTTGATGGGCATTTAGACGATGCAATCAACTACTATCTTGACTTAGATTCTGAAAACAACGAGGACGACGAATAATAATATGGGATGGTATTCTGAGGTATCTAGAGATATTTTAAAAATTCCTAATGCAATACAATACTTTGAAGACGAGCTGTTACAAGCTCGTCTTGAAGTAAAGATCAAAGGACATATTGAGCGAACCTCGGCAGAATTGCCAGGAATAGTCGAACATAGATTTAATCAGCTTCAAGAAATCGAAGCAATACTAGAATACTTGAATATTGAATTACGAAGATTACGCAGTATATTTTTTAAAAAGTATTTGGAAAATTATCAACGAGCCTTGTCCAGCAGAGATGTTGAAAAATACGTCGATGGTGAAGACGATGTTGTTGACTACGAAAAAATCATCAACGAATTTGCACTGATAAGAAACAAGTGGCTTGGCGTTTTAAAAGCATTGGATCAAAAGCAATGGCAGATAACTAATATTATAAAACTTCGAGTTGCAGGAATGGAAGACGCTACCATATGAAATACCCCAAGTTACAAGGAACTAGATCTACACAAAAGCATGTAATTTATTTTTCTTGTGACTGGTTGTATTATCAAGAACATGGTATACCATTAATAAAAAGTATTATAAACACAATAAACTGGATTGGTGTGCATGTGCATTTGGTTCTATATGCACCACCTACAGATTTATATCATCACAAGCGTGTTTCTTATACATACGAAATTATCACCAACGATTTTATAAATTCTATTACTCTAGCAACTGATAACGGTAAGTTGAATACCAACAAAGAATTATTGCGAACCAGCGACGAATATAAAATCAAAGAAATAATTTATTTTAGTTGTGCAAGATTTTTAAAGTTAGCAGAGCTATTTCAAAAAAATCAGTTTGTACTGCAAATTGATGCAGATGCAATACTGTTTAACGAATTTTTATTAGAAGAGTTTAAAGAAGTAACAATTAACCCTCGTGGCATGAGGAAACCCAAAGATCCAAACACATTAATTGCTAGTTGTATTAGCCTAGGCACAGGTGACGCAGGCGAACATTTTAAACATACCTTTTCAAGTTTGTTACAAGATGCATTTTCTAAAGGTGCATACTGGTATATAGATCAAGAAATGTTAAGAACCGCTTTTTATAATATCGAATTTAAAACTATAGATACCAAGTGGTGCAACTGGGGACTTAAAAAGACAGACTATTTTTCTACTGGCAAAGGCAGTAAAAAAACTCATCCTAGATTTGTAGAAAGAGTGAGCGTATGGAAGGGTATATAATATACCTTTCGGAATATGCCAACAGTGTTTGTTGGGCACAGAATGCATTAGATAGTGCAAAAAAATATAATTGGAATGTGCAATTATATCCGGGCGTTGACGGTACTAAACTGCGAATACAAGATTTTGGGTTATCTGTATTTTCTTCGTCAAAAAAAGTAAAGAGATTATTTGAAAAATCTGGTGTCCACGGGTGTTTTTTGTCTCATTATCATCTATGGAAGAAATCAATTCAAACAAATAAAACCATTGCAATTTTTGAACACGACGTTGAATTTTATAAACCGTTTACAATAACTGATTTTAATGATGTATTAAAACTAGAAGGTTTTATAGAAGCAAAACCTATATCACCTGGTAAATGGTGGGAAGGTGCAAGAGCATACGTAATCACTTCTCAAGCTGCAAAAAAAATAGTAGACTGGGTTGAACATAATGGTGCTATGCCAGCTGACTGGATGCTGTGCGACGGTATTGTTGATGTTAAATTTGACAACAATAATTTAGTTGGATATTGTAAAAATACGTTTAGTTTTACAAAGGATTTGCAATGAAAAGATTAATCTATCAAGTATACGTCGGACAGTCGAGTAACTTATATGATGCATGTATTAAAAGTGTATCTGACTATTGTAGAAAATACAATATAGATCATATTGTACAAAAAAATTCTATATTAAGAATTCAACCAGATTTATCAAGAACTGGCAGAAGCAAAGAAGCAGTTAGTAGATTAGGGTATCTACCTATTTTTGAAAAAGAAAATGCATTTTCTTATGTTGACAAATACGATCAAATTGCCATAGTAGACAGTGACATTTACATTAAACCAACGGCTCCTAATATATTTGAAAGTTTTGAAAATACCTACGACTTTGGTGCTGTTGCAGAACGTGAATTACCCTGTAATAAAAAATACAAATCAAAAATAAGAAAATACTCTCATAATGCTTTTGGTAATTTAAAAGATGTAGACTGGAAATGGAATGACTTAGGTGCAGAATTTTACAATATGGGTTTGATGATTTTTAATTCAGAAAATTTTAAAAATTATTTGCAATCTCAAACTCCAAGAGAATTTCTTTCTAGACCGGAATTTAAAGACTTTGTTGACGGTGTTGGATTTTACAGATGGTCTACAGATCAGATGCTGTTAAACTGGTGGGTTAAAAAAGAATCTATGAAAGTAAAAAACTTAGATTGGCAATGGAATGCTTTGTACAAAGGTATAGAAGATAAGTATTTAAAGGATGCGCACTTTATACATTTCTTCTTAAAAGATTTATTACCCAACAAAGGCGAAAATGTAACTGATTTACTGAAAGACATTTTATGAAGCACATTGCAATTAGATCAACCAGCGTAAGAAAACGCAATAGACCTTATACTACTCCGGGGCTAGGAGATCGTGTACATACTGTTTTAATTGGGTTATTGTACAGCTTATCTCATAATGTTCCGGTAACATTACACTTAACCAGTGACAAATGGGATAAACAAAAGCCAGAATCTTTTAAAGAAATATTGAGTTTAATTCCTCCAGAATTGGTACATATTCAGCCTCATGCTGTATCTAATTTACCCGAGGATAAGTGGTTATCGTATCTAAGTTGTAAAGGGTTTGATGCTGTACCGTATTGTTATAAAGATTATTTAGGAAAGTTTGAAGACCTCGAAGACCTTGATATTTCAAAATACTTCTCTAAATATCCATGTATAACTCCGTTAGATACTAATATAAAATTGCCGTCTAAGTTTATAACAGTTCAGTGGGATTCTACCGACAAAGCAAGACGTCTAAGTGATACAGAAATCAAAAATATAGAGTTAAAGTACGTTGCCGAAGGATACGACATTGTCATTATCGGAGGCAATGCACATACTGAGAATTTAAAATTTTCATTAAAAGACATAGGAAATGCAATGTTCAATGCTGATATGCATGTAGGAGTAGATTCTGGATTCATGCATTTTGCACAGATTTATAAGTTACCTAATCAGATACATATGTACAATAAAGATCCAGATAAGAACAATTGGTCTCATCATTTAAAAAGAGCAGTTGACAATGGTACAGTATTTAACAAATATTTTAATAAGGAATAAAACAAAAATGATGTTTGGTAAAAATTTACAATCAGGCCATGTTGTTGATAGGATATCTTCTAATACAGTAGGTGTAGAATTAGGAGTTTGGCAAGGCGATAGTTCTGCAAAATTTGTTACAAAAACAAAACACTTGCATTTGGTAGATGCATGGGCTGTGGAGCCTTACAAAAACAACAAAGAGCACGGAGATTACAACACTTACTTGAGTAGGTATTCAGAATTAGTAGGGTCGTCTAATCCTGAGAATTTTCAAAAATACTACGATAAGATACACGAAAGTGTAAAAGAAAAATTTAAAAATAATAACGTAACAATACATCGTATGACCACAGCAGAATTTTTTAAACAGTTTAAAGAAACAGTTGATTGGATCTATGTAGATGCTGCACACGACTTC